ATGTTAAGGCGTACGATTCCGCCAATGTTAAGGCGTTCCATTCCGCCAATGTTGAGGCGTACAATTCCGCCAATGTTAAGGCGTACAATTCCGTCAATGTTGAGGCGTACGATTCCGCCAATGTTAAGGCGTACGATTCCGCCAATGTTAAGGCGTACAATTCCGCCAATGTTAAGGCGTACGATTCCGCCAATGTTGAGGCGTACAATTCCGCCAATGTTAAGGCGTACAATTCCGCCAATGTTAAGGCGTACGATAATTCCTATTTAGAAAACTGTACAGATAGGGAGATACTTCCCCAATCAGATTATGCTGTAGTTAAAGACTACTACAAGCATAAAATCTATATCAAAAAATCAAAATTCGAAATAATAGAAGTTGAATAAATTAATCTAAAAAAATTATGGAAGTAAAAGTAACTATTGCGACAACTCCCGAACTAACGGGCTTAGCCCTTGCAGTAACAAACTTGTTAAACGGACAAACTAGCTTTAGCCTAGGACAAGCCGTAAAAGAGGTAGTAGGAAAAGCGGATACCGCTAAGGACGAAGTCGTAGAAGACGAGAAACCCGCTAAGGAGGAAAAACCTAAAGCGACTCGTACCCGTACCAAGAAAGAGGAACCGGGGGTACAAGAACCTCCCAAAAAGGAAGAGGTAGAAGAGGAGGACGAGAAACCCGCCAAAGAAAATAAAGAAGACGAAACCGAAAGCGGAGCTATCACTATCGAGGACATCCGTAAGGTTCAACGCAAGGTATCCCTAGGAGGCGGTATTGAGAAAATGAAAGACCTTTTAGCGACTTTCGGCGTAGAGTCCGCTAGCGAGCTTAAGGAGTCAGATTACGACGCGTATTACGAGAAACTTGTAGAGCTTGTATAAATGGTAACTCCAACAGCACACGCAATATTAGGGCCGTCTAGCGCACACCGTTGGTTAGTGTGTACCCCTTCCGCCCGTTTCGAGGAACAAATACCCTCGGAAACAAGCGACTACGCGGAAGAGGGAACCGTAGCCCACGAACTAGCGGCCCTAATGTTGCAAAAAGAATGGGGTCTATTAAATCCCATAGACGTAGACCCTTGGGAGGATGCTATAGGAGACGTTAAAGCTAACGCTTTTTATAGTAAGGAAATGCTAGAGTACGTAAAAGAGTATACAGACTTTTGTCTAGCTATTGAGGGTAAAGCCTTTGTAGAACACCGATTTGCTTTAGAACCTTTTGTACCGTTAGGGTTTGGTACTTCCGATTGTACGGTTATTAATTGCCAAACTAAACGCTTAACAGTTGTCGATTTAAAATACGGTAAAGGGGTTCGGGTACAAGCTACAGGTAACAAACAAGGAATGTTATACGCTTTAGGAGCTTTACGCGACTTAGACGTAGATAACGATATAGAAGTTATCGAAATATGTATACACCAACCAAGGGCGGGCGGTCTATCCCGTTGGGAGCTAACTGTAGACGAGCTACTAGATTGGGCTAACAACGAAGTAGTACCTAAAGCTAAGTTAGCTATAGCGGGACAAGGAGAGTTTAAAGCGGGAGAACATTGTAAGTTTTGTAACGCTAAAACTGTTTGCCGGGCTTACTACAAACTATTTGAGGGTGTTCTTAACCTACGTAAGAAAGACCCTAGGGAACTTACCGACGAGGAGATAGCCGCTATACTCCTCCAAGCGAAACCTATTGAGACGTGGCTAAAAGCCGTACAAAGCGATATGTTAAAAGCCGCTAAGGACGGTATCCTACTACCCGGATTTAAGTTAGTTCCGGGACGCGGTAGTCGTGTGTATAAAAGCGAGGATGTAGTTATAGAGACTCTTATAGCCGAAGGTTTTACCCAAGACAAAATATTTAACAGCAAAATAAGAAGTATTACAGACTTGGAGAAAGAACTAGGTAAGAAACGCTTTAACGAACTATTCGCGGAAAATATTACGAATAAAGAGGGGGCTCCTACTCTCGTCCCGGACGAAGACGCAAGGAGCGAGTTTAACGACCCTCTTAGTGATTTTAATGATGGATTTACAGAATAATAAAATTTAAGAATTATGGCAAAAAAATCAAACGAAAAGAGTAAACCTACTTTTATGGTAACGGGTTTAGTGAGAGCTTCATACCCTCATGTATTTGAAAAATACGCATTTAAAGACGAAGAGCCTAGGTATTCGATAACTATTTTAATACCTAAGACGGATAAAAAAACTATAGAAGCTATCGAGAAGACTCAAAGATTAGCCTTTGAGGAGGGCGGAGAAAATATGTTTGGTAAGATTCCGTTTTCATCTGCTAAGATTGAAAAACCACTTAAAGACGGAGACGATAAACTAGAGGAAAAGCCCGAACAAATAGAGTATAAAGATATGTATTATCTAAAGGCTACTAGTTGGTATAAGCCAAAGGTAGTAGATAGGGACGCAAACATACCTATTATAGACTCTGACGAGATATACGCGGGTTGTTGGGTTAGGGTATCCTTGGAGTTCAAGGCCTACAACAATGTTCAAAAAGGTGTAAGCGCCCGGTTATACAATGTTCAAAAATGGAAAGACGACGAACGTTTTGGAGGTAGCACTTCCAACCCGGAAGACGATTTTAACGACGACTTCGAGGACGAAGGTTACGACGATTCACTAGACTAAACAGTATTAACCCTAGGGCGGTTCGCCGCCCTTTTTAATTTCTATAGTTATGTGCCTATTTACAGATTTACAAACCTTGGATAAGATAGACGAGAAGTCGATAATTACCTATTTAGAAAATCTAGGCGGGTACGTGGTAGTTCCCAAGACTACGATAAAAAAGATTGAGAGCGTACTTAAACGTTCGAGCAAATTAGCATACGATAAAGGCCGTATAAGCCTACATAACGATATAAAAGCAGTATTACCAAATGAATAAAAGGGAGTTACATATAGACTTAGAGACGTATTGCGAGGAGGATTTAAGGGTATGCGGACTTTACCGCTATGTCGAACACCCTAGTTTTGAGATACTACTTTTTTCCTATGCCTACGATAACGACGAACCTACACGCTTAGACTTGACTAAGGACGACTTCCGCGGGGAGTCGATACCTAGTAGCGTAATTAAAGACCTCAAAGACCCCAATGTAGTAAAGATAGCGCATAACGCACCTTTCGAGATAGCTTGTCTAAAATCATACTTAAGGTTATCCCTATCTACTTCGCAATGGGTTTGTACAATGGTAAGAGCCGCTTATTTCGGTTTGCCTATGAAGTTGGAGGAGGTAGCTAAGGTATTAGGATTAGAACAACAAAAAGACACGAAGGGGAAAACCCTTATAAACTATTTCTCAAAACCTTGTAAACCTAGTAAAGTGAACGGAGGACGTACGCGTAATCTCCCGGAACACGCTCCCGACAAGTGGGCGGACTTTGGAATATACGTAGACCAAGACGTAAGAACGGAGCAAGGTGTTTGGAATTATCTAAAACGCTTCGACTATCCCGAAAGTGAGGCTAACCTATGGACGGTAGACCATTTTATAAACTCTTTGGGAATTAGTATAGACCAAGATTTTATAAACGCGGCTATATCCGTAGATAACTCATTTAACGAGCTTGCAACTAAAGAAGCTAAACGCCTAACAGAATTAGAGAACCCTAACAGCCTCCAACAACTAAAAGCATGGATAACGGATAATACGGGTATCGAGGTTACTAGCCTAGCTAAAGACGATGTTAGTTTTTTAATTGAGTCCTGGAAACTACCCAAGAAAGTAAAACGGGTTTTAGAATTACGACAATTAATGTCTAAGACCTCGACTAAAAAATATACGGCTATGCTTAACGGCGTATGCAGAGATGGACGCGTAAGGGGGTTAGTCCAATTTTACGGAGCTTCTACCGGGCGTTGGGCCGGCCGTTTAGTTCAAGTACAAAACCTACCCCGCAATTACGAGGAAGACCTAGAAACCGCTAGGGAGATAATTAAGCTAGGTATCGACACCGCTAACGAGTGTTACGAGAATATCCCGGACATTCTTAGCCAACTGATACGCACGGCCTTTGTAGCTCCGAAAGGTTTTACGTTTGCCGTTTCCGACTTCTCCGCTATCGAGGCGCGTGTTATTGCGTGGTTAGCCGGGGAACAATGGAGGTTAGACGTATTCAATACACACGGTAAAATATACGAAGCGTCCGCCGCCGCTATGTTCGGCGTACCTATCTCTATGGTAACGAAAGGCTCAGACTTACGGGCAAAGGGTAAGATAGCGGAGTTAGCCCTAGGATACCAAGGGGCTAGCGGGGCCTTGCAACAAATGGATCGTAATAAGTCCCTAAACGTAGAAGAGTTACCGGGTCTTGTTTCAGCGTGGAGGACTTCTAACCCCGCTATCGTTAAGCTATGGAAAAAGGTAGAAAACGCGGCTAAGTACGTAGCGAAAGAGAAGCGCCCGTATAGCCTAGTCCTACCATACACTAAACTAAAATTCACTTACGAACGCGGTTACTTATTTATCGAGTTACCTAGCGGTCGTAAGCTCGCATATAGAGACATACACCTTACTAGCGACGGTAAACTAGCTTTTTGGGGTGTAAACTCAACTACTAAGAAGTGGGAACGTGTCTATACCTACGGGGGTAAGCTAGTCGAGAACATAGTACAAGCTATCGCTAGGGATTGCCTAGGTAACATATTGTACAAATTGTACGCTAAGGGTTACCGGGTAGTAATGCACGTACACGATGAAATAATAGCGGAGGTACTTATAGAGGACGCTAAAGACGCCTTAAAAGATATTTCGGCTATTATGGCTATATCTCCTAATTGGGCGAAGGATTTACCCCTTAAAGGAGACGGTTATATAACTCAATTTTATAAAAAAGATTAATGAAAGTATTATCACTATTCGACGGTATTAGTTGCGGTCTCGTTGCTTTGAAACGTGCGGGTATTCCCGTTAGTCGTTACGTAGCATACGAGATAGACAAGTACGCTAAGATAGTTAGCAAGTTTAACCACCCCGAAATAGAGCAACGCGGGAACGTGGAGGGCGAGGATTGGAGAGAATTTATAGGCTTCGATATGGTTATAGGAGGATTCCCTTGTACGGACTTATCTATAGCGGGAAAACGGAAAGGGCTAAAAGGAGACCATAGTAGTTTATTTTGGGAACAAGTAACAGCTATCGAGATTATTAAACCTAAATACTTTCTTGTCGAAAATAACTACGGAATGCCTAAAGAGGCGGAGGATATTATTACCAAGGCTTTAGGAGTAGAACCTATCCTTATTAATTCCGCTTTAGTTTCCGCCCAACAACGTAAACGCTTGTATTGGACTAATATACCCAATCTAGAACAACCCGAAGACAAAGGAATACTTCTAAAAGATATTGTAGAGTATGGTATGGTTACACAAGCTAAAGCCTACGCTATAACCGCTAACTTTTTTAAAAAGAACGTAAGAGATTGTATAGGTAAAAAAAGGGGCTCCGTTGTAGCGGAGCCCGTAAGGCTTCTTTCTTGGGGAGAAAGCCAAAGTACACGGGCTTATAGTCTCGACGGTAAATCGGTTTGCTTGGACGGCTCGAACGTATCAAAATACTTTGTACCTAATAGATTAGGAGTTATCGGAAAAGGAGGACAAGGTAATAGAGTGTATAGCGTAGTCGGTAAATCGGTTTGTCTATCTGCTAATAGCGGAGGTAAAGGCGGAACGTCCGGGCTCTATAAAATAGACTTACCCGACGGAGACTACATAATACGCAAACTTACACCCGTAGAGTGCGAACGCCTACAAACATTACCCGACCATTATACGGAACTACTTAGCGATACTCAACGCTATAAATGCCTTGGTAACGGTTGGACGGTAGACGTTATAGCTCACATATTCAGACAAATATTATTAAACGAAATAATGTAGCATTATGACAATAACACCCAAAGTAATAGAAGGGATTAATAAAGGCACTTGCCAAAGACGCTTACAGGAGGGTAAACCCGCTTTTTTCGTCAATTACATAGAAGACGGTACTAACAAATACGAGTTTTTTACACTTGTTTATCAAATGTATGCAAGGTATAACGCTCTAAATAATGTAACATTATGAACCGTGAAGAGTGGCTTATGAAAGCCGTAGACGAGATAGCGCCGATATTTGGGAGGCACGAAATAAACCTACCCGCCGTAAGGGTGTCGGTAGGTTTTCCTCCCAAGAAGGCCCTAGCCAAAAAAGGAAAGGCTTTAGGAGTGTGTTTTTACGCTGAATCGACTAACGATAAGATAGCACAAATATTTATTAGCCCTTTAGTTGAGGAGGTAACAACGGACTACGGGGTACTCGCTATCCTCGTACACGAACTTATACACGCTTTGGGTTGCAAGGGACACCGTAAGGACTTTAAGCGTGTAGCGGACTTAGTAGGTTTGCTACCTCCGTATCCAAGTACAACCCCTACCGAGTGGCTAGCTAACGACCTAAAACGGATAGCGAATAGGTTAGGGCCTTTCCCGCATTCTGCAATAGTTCCGGGAGAAGGTACTACGGTAAAAAAAGATACGTGTAGGATGCTTAAGTACGCTTGTCCGTTTTGCGACTATACGATACGGCTTACTAAATCTTGGGCGTCGGTAGGTGTACCGTATTGTCCGAGTTGCGATGTTCAATTTGAAATACAAAATAAAGATAAGGATGATTAAGATTATGGAGGGCTTAGAGCAATATACTAACAGAGAAATAGCGGAAGAGCTTTTTAGTCGTTGTAAACTATCCGATGTACTTTTTAAGTTTTCCGAAGACGAGGAGGTAATAGAGTATGTTAGAAATCACATTTATATCGACTCGGATATTATAGACGCTAGGGGTATGCCTGACCGGGAGAAACTTCTTATAGTTTTTGCGGCTTTAGAAATAAAACAAGCGTTCCCCGATAAAGAGTACGTGTTTAACGAATTAATAAAACTCGGTTTATGAAGGCTAAAGACAAACTTAAGATAACTCGTATATCGGTTAAAGTTCCCGGTATCGAGATACCCGTCGAACGGTTGGACGACTTTAGACGTGCAATACGTAATGCGGCTAGAAGGTTCTCCGCTATGGAGAAAGTAGACGTAAACCTAAGTTACACCGAAAGCAATAAGTAATATACTTATGAAAGTAAAGACAGACATAACGCTTAATATAGCAACGGCTAATAGTCGTAAGGCTAAGGTTTGGAAAAACCAAAAAACATCGTGGACGGACTTAGTTATAACATTAGCTAATACCCAACGCACGAAGGAGACTATTAAGGAATACCTTAAACTCCCCAAGGATAAGCAAGACGAGATAAAGGACGTGGGCGGGTTTGTAGGTGGATACCTTAACGAAGGGAAACGCCGTAACGGTTACGTCCGTTATAGACAGCTTGTCTGTTTAGATATTGACTTCGGAAACCTCGAAATATGGGAAGCGTTTAAGGCACAAGGTTACGCGGGATTAGTGTACTCAACACATAAGCACACCCCGGAGAACCCGCGCTTACGTCTTGTATTCCCCCTAGACCGCCAAGTAAGCGTAGACGAGTACGAGGCTATCGCCCGTATGGTTGCCAGTTGGTTCGGTATCGACAAGTTAGACGATACGACTTACCAAGCGGCCCGACTTATGTATTACCCATCTACAAGTAAGGACGGGGTATATTATTTCGACCACGTAGACGCCCCCGTTATGAGAGCGGACGAGGTGCTAAACGAGTACGACGATTGGACTAATACCTTAGATTGGCCCGTAAGCTCTAGGGTTAAAGACGTGGTACATAACGGAGGTGCTAAGCAAGAAGACCCCGCAGAAAAGCCCGGAATAGTCGGAGCGTTTTGTAGGGCCTTCGGGATAGTAGAAGCTATTAACGAGTTCCTTAGCGACGTATACGAACCTAGCGAGTTAGGAGCGGATAGATATACCTATACTAGCGGTTCGACCTCTGGGGGACTTATCATTTACGATAATAAGTTATGCTACTCCCACCACGGAACCGACCCAATAAGCGGTAAGACTTGTAACGCCTTCGACCTAGTAAGGTTACATAAGTTCGGAGATATGGATAAAGATAGCCGGGAGGATACACCCGTTACAACCTTACCGAGCTATAAACGTATGATTACGTTTGCTACCAAGCAAAAACCCGTTAAGGCACTTATAGCGGAGGAGAAACTTAAAGAGGCCGCCGAAGAGTTCGGACTAGACCCGTTAGACGGAGAGGATACCGAAGAGTCTAAAGCGTGGCTTAAACGTTTGGAGTCCGACAATAAGGAAAATATTAAGAACACGATTAATAATGTAACTATCGTATTGGAGAACGATAAGAACCTAGCGGGTAAGTTCGCTTACAACGAGTTCGAGCAAAGGGAAGTAGCTCTTACTTCTTTGTTTTGGGACAAGCCCGACAAGAAATACCCTAGACCTCTTACCGATGCAGACGACGCGGAGCTTATACTTTATTTCGAGCGGGTATACAATATTACGCATAAGGAGAACATACGCTTAGGTCTTACCGTAGTAACCAAGGCTAACGGATTCCACCCGGTTAAGCAATACCTAAACGCCCTAGAATGGGACGGGGAGGAAAGGCTAGATACTCTCCTTATAGATTGTTTCGGAGCGGAGGATACACCATACACCCGTGCCGTTACCCGTAAGACTTTAGTAGCGGGTATAGCTAGGATATACGACCCCGGTTGTAAGTTCGACCACGTACTAACCCTCGTAGGCGAAGAGCGTAAAGGGAAAAGTACCATATTCGACAAGCTCGGTAAATCTTGGTTCTCCGACTCCCTTTACGATATTAAAGGCAAAGAAGCCGCCGAACAACTACAAGGGGTTTGGATTCTCGAAATGGCGGAGAGTACCGCCGTTAAAAATGCGGATGTAAACACAGTTAAACAATTCTTATCTAAACGTACCGACCGATACCGTGTAGCTTATGGTAGACGTACGGAGGATTTCCCTAGGCAATGTATTATAGTAGCAACGGGTAACGACCAAGATTTTTTAAAGGACGCAACGGGTAACCGCCGCTTTTGGGTTATAGACTTCCTAGGGCGTAAAGGTTCTAAACCTCCTTGGGGATTGGACGAGGATACTATTAACCAACTTTGGGCGGAAGCCAAAGACCGTTATTTTGAAGGAGAGACCCTATACTTACCCGAAGAGCTAGAACTTGTAGCCCGTGATATTCAAGACGCACATTTACAAAGAGACGAACGTAGCGGGTTAATCGAGGAGTACCTTAATATGCTACTCCCGGACGATTGGGATAGTAAGGACTTATTCGAGCGTCGTAATTGGTTAGAGGATAAAAACCGTAAAGGAGGGACAATAAAACGTACTAAGGTTTGCATTGCGGAGATTTGGGCGGAGTGCTTAGGTAAGAGCGTTGGGGAGATTCCGCGTAAGGAGTCGTACGCTATTAGCCGTATTATGAAAACTAATAGGGATTGGAAACCCGCTAAGAGGGCTATAAAATTTAGATTATACGGAGCGCAGAAAGGATATGAAAGAACGGAGGAATAAGGTAACCAAAGAACCGAAAAACGGGGTAACCAAAATTAAACGGGTTAAGAAAAATATAAACGAAGGAGCGTTTAAACCGAGTAAGCTAAGCAAGCCGAAACGTTTAAACGCTCCTTCGTTTAAGTCGGTAACTAGAATTTGGTTACTATCCTTTTTTTGGTTACCGCTTTGGTTACCTACTAAACTGCTATTATTTAAGTATTTAGACTATGGGGTAACCAAAGTAACCAAAATATACAGTAAAACAAATTTAGGTAATTTATATAGTAGAACGCTAAAAACGGTAGCGACCGCACACACGTATATACCCCTCTATATAGTTTCGTCGGTTTTTTGGTTACTCTGGTTACCTTTTGGCTTTACGTGTTGATTTATAGATTATTAAACGGTAACCAAAGCGGTAACCAACAATTTTATTTAGTTATGAGAGAAAAGACAATAGAGCAATACCTTGTAAAGAGGGTACACAAGATAGGAGGAGAGGCGGTAAAGTTCGTCCCTACGTTTTTCGTAGGCTTCCCGGATAGGATAGTACTAATGCCAAAAGCGGCGGTATACTTTGTAGAGTTAAAAGCACCGGGTAAAAAACCTAGTCCCGTACAATTACAAGTACACTCTCAATTAGAAGCGTTAGGACATGAAATATTTGTTATCGACTCCAAAGAGGGAGTAGACGAGTTTATTAACCTAATAGCTATCCAATGAAAGAATTTAAGTTTAGACCATACCAACGCAAAGCATTTAGTAGGATGCTAGCTAATAAGCATTTCGCACTATTCGCGGGGATGTCTTTAGGTAAGACGGCTTTAACGTTATCACTAATTGACTTCGTAATGTACGACGATGCGGAAATAACTAAGGTCTTCGTAATATCCCATAAGGACGTAGTTACTACCCAATGGCCCGAAGAGGTCGCTAAGTGGTCGAGCTTCCAACATTTACGGGTGTCGGTTTGTGTCGGTACTCCTAAACAACGGGAGGAAGCACTAAAACAAGATGCAGATATTTATACCATAAATCCCCAAAACGTAGAATGGCTATTTAAGTATTACGGTAAGAACTTTCCCGCTAACGCCATGCTAGTTATAGACGAGTCCACGATATACAAGAACCGGGAAAGTAATAGGTTTAAGTTACTCGCTAAAAGACGAGACGTATTTAAACGGATAATAGAGCTTACGGGAACCCCAACACCGAAAGGACTTATAAACCTATACAGTCAAATATACATTTTAGACGGAGGGGTAAGACTCGGTAAGACGTTTGAGGAGTTCGCCTACAAATATTTTAAAGTAAAAGCACATGGAGCGTATAAGGAGTACATACCGAAAGCTGGGGCGAAGGAGGCTATAATGGAACGTATAAAAGACATTTGCCTAAGTATGGAGACACGGGACTACCTAGACCTCCCCGAAGTGATTACGGACGATATACGGATACGCTTTAGCCCCGAAGACCTAAAGGAGTATAAACGTTTTACGGCTACTTACGTACTACCGTTAGACAAAGATACGTTAACAGTCCGTACCGCCGCGTCCCTTACTAACAAGCTCCAACAATACACCGCGGGAGCTATCTACGACAACGAGGAGGAAAAGAACGTAATACCGCTAAACACTTACAAACTAGATGCTTTAGAGGGGTATGTGGATAAAACGGACGAGCCCGTAATAGTCGCTTATAATTTTAGGTTCGACCTCGACCGTCTTAAGGAGCGTTTCCCCTATGCCGTGGAGTATAGTAGCGAGGTTAAAAAAGATTGGGACGCGGGTAAAATCCGTATGCTCTTAATGAGTCCGCACAAAACCGCCCACGGGCTTAACCTCCAATACGGAGGACGACGGTTAGTCTTCTACTCCCTTATATGGGACTTGGAGAAATACCTACAACTATTCGGACGTATCGACCGGGACGGGCAAACCAAGCCCCCGATATTAACGCGAATAATAATACGGGAGACGGTAGACGTTCGGATAGTCCGAACCCTCGATACACGGGGACAAGACCAAAGAGATATAGTAGATTATGTTAAACTTTTAATAGACGAGTACAAATGAGATTAGCAAATAGTAACGGAGGAAACAAGGGTAAAAAGTATATCCGCTTAACCGGGGACGAGGAGATAACCCCGGACAGAGCTAAGGAGGTGCTACGGTTTACTAAATGGTTTAACGATAATTGCGGAGATATAAGCAACTCGATAACAACTAAGGAAGAGATAGACCCGGAAGTATTCGCGGACACCTACCTAAGTATGTACGACGCAATAGCGTTTAAACGCTTAAATACAAAAGACTATAAGGCCTATTTTTGCCGGGCTTATTACACCAACAAAATAGCGACACAAACGAGAGAACTAAAAAGGGATTCCCGGCACTACGATTTAGACGGTTCTTGGAATATCCCCGATGAGGATAAGTATAACGAGGATACCGTAAAAGAAGCGGAGCAACTAAATAACGATATTTTAGGCTACGTCCGTATCTCTTACGAGCCTATCGAGTACTCCCTATTCGAGATTTACATACACGCAAAACCCGCAATGTCGTACAAGGAATTAAGCAAGCTAACCAAGATACCGTACTACCGTATAGCGGCGTCCTTGTCTACTATCCTTAAAGACGTAAGGGAGGTATTTAGGGGGTGTAAAGAGTCGATTATAGGGTAAATTATCTATACTATAACAGATGTTTAACTAAAACGAATAATTATGTTACTAACATTTTTCGCTTTTTGCTTCGTGTTGCAATTCGCAATAATAGCGGCCTTCGTATTAGGGTTCTTCTTTACGGAAAAGACGAAACCCGTAATAAACGTAAAGCCTTTCAACTGTAGACCGTGCCTAACATTTTGGTTTAGTCTAGGTTTTGGAGCTTTAACGGTGTACCTCTTTACGCGGTATTTCGGCGTTCCTCCTACTCTTACGTATATGTTTATCGCTTCGGCTATTGTGGTGTTGGCTAGTTACATTAACTACCTAACGGCTAAACTTAATACAAAAGTAGTACCATGAGTAAAAAACAAAAGACCTTAGTACAACGAGCTAAGGAACTCGTCGAGGAGGTAAAACGTACACACGTCCACAGCATGAGTAAGATATACGGAATGTACAACGAGATAACGGGTAAAAGCGAAGTACCGCAAAGTTGCCCGTCTTGTCTTGTCCGTAAGGTAAACTTTATCGAGAGTTGGGTAGCGACGGAGGAGAAACGCCTAGCGTCGGTAGTACCGACTTTAGATAAGGAGGAAAAAGAGGAGGAGGTTTAACCATGTCAGAAAAACAAGCCGAAGAGAAAAAACCAAAAACACCGTTTTGGAAGTTGCGAGGGGTTAATAAGGGTATACCAATATTCGAGAACCCCGCGGAGCTTTGGGAGGCGGCTTGCGACTACTTTAAGTTTATAGACGATAACCCGCACCCCCAAGCGGAGTTAGTTAAGTACAAAGGTTCGGCGACTTTGGAGGAAGTCCCTAAAATGAAACCTTATACCCTTAGCGGGCTTTGTTTCTTTCTCGGTTGTTCGGAGTCTTATTTTAGAGTCTTTAAGCATAACATACGGGAAAGGGAAGCGGCGGGAAAGTCGCTAACGACGGATACCGCTTTTATGGAAACTATAGAAGCTATCGAGCAAGTGATAGAGACCCAACAACTAGAGGGAGCTATGGTTGGAGCCTTTAACTATAATATCGTCCGTGCTAAACTCGGATTAGTGGATAAGCAAGACGTTACGTCTAACGGCGAGACGATACTTAATATTAACGTGCAAAAAGGTAAAGACCTTAAAAATATGGAAGGGTTAGATTAGTGAAAAAACTATTATGTAAAATCCTAGGACACCGATACGACTTTAGGCTAAGCGTACGCCTTTGCACTAGATGCGGACATACTCGGTGGAACCCTCCAACAAAAAATAAAAGTGATGGATACAACAACAGTATTTAGTAACAATCTACAAGCATATAGAGACGGATACCGAACTATAGTAAATAAGGGCGGTACTCGTTCCTCTAAGACTTGGAGTGTCTTACAACTACTCTACGTTATAGCCGTTAAATCTAAAAAACCGAGATTAATAAGCGTCGTATCGGAGTCTTTCCCGCATTTAAAAAGAGGGTGTATACGAGATTTTGAAAAGATGCTTAAGGACGACGGGCTTTGGAAGGATTCCGATTGGAACGCAACCGATAAAATATACCGGGTTGGGGATAGTGCTATAGAATTTTTTGGAGTCGATAGCCCGGCAAAGGTACACGGCCCCGCCCGTGATATTCTCTATATGAACGAATGTATAAATATTCCGTATGAGGTGTACCGCCAACTTATGGCCCGTACTACGGAAACTATTTTTTTAGACTACAACCCCGCTTTTGAGTTTTGGGTAGACGAGAAGGTACTACCCGAAAGCGACGCTTTACTTATACACTCAACTTACAAAGATAACGAGATGTTAAGCCCCGCCCAAGTGAAGGACATAGAACGACAAAAAGACGTAGACCCGGATTGGTTTAACGTTTATGGTTTAGGGCTAACGGGTAAGCTAACGGGTACTATCCTTACTAATTGGGACATAGTTACGGATATGCCTAATATCTACAAACGCCGCTTTATAGGTATTGACTTCGGATTTACTAACGACCCTACGGCTATAGTGGATAATGTGCTAGCAGAGGGGGGCGTATGGATAGACGAGATAGCGTACGACCGTGGACTAACCAACCCGGATATAGCCCGAATAATCATAGACCGCGTAGGTAAAGGCGTACCTATCGTTGCGGATAGTGCGGAGCCTAAAAGTATAGCGGAGTTAAAAAGTTTCGGCTTAAATGTTGAGGGAGCGCTAAAAGGCCCCGACTCCGTTAATACGGGTATTCAAGTAATGAACCGATACAAGAAACATATAACGCAAAGGTCTACTAACGTATTGGACGAGTACCGTCGTTACCGTTGGGCGGAGGATAAAAACGGAAATACGCTAAACGTACCTATCGACAAGTACAACCATAGTATAGACGCTCAACGGTATGTATTCCTAAATAAGTTCTCCAACCTTGGGGGTTCTTTCTCCGTATCGAGTATTAAACGAAACTAAATATAACAGTATGGAACAAATTAGAAAAAACTTTAAAATGTCGGAGTTTGCGGTAAGTGCTACAGCCGCCGCAAAAGGGATAAGTATAACCATCCCGGAAGACAAGAAACCCGCTATTAGGGCGTTAGTATCAAAATTATTACAACCTATTTGCGACGCTACCGGGTGGAGGGATAAAGTTAATAGCGGGTATAGGTCTCCCGAAGTAAACAAGCTAGTAGGCGGGGCGGTCTCGTCTCAACACATGAAAGGCGAAGCGGCCGACAATATGTTTTTTAGCGAAACGATAGAGAAACGACCCGACGGTAAACGTACGGTAACGTACATACAGCCTATAGACGTGCTACGTAAAGTCGTAGAGCTAAAGCTAGACTTTGACCAAATGATAGCTTACCCTGCGTTTGTGCATCTTTCTTATATTCGATACAACGAGGAGAAAGGAAAGAACCCGAACCGCAAACAAATTTTGTATAATAGTTCCTATAAAGGCCCGCGGTTATGAAAGATAGGATATTATATTATGTGTTTTTTATAGTGTTGGGTGTTGGTGCGGGTGTAACCTTCGGCACAATGTTTAAAGGGTGTTCTTCCCCCGAATATACAAACAGTACCCAAAGCGACACCATACGGATAAGCGATACTATCGTAATACGCGACACAATACGGATAAGAGAGCCTAAGCCGTATTACGTTGAGGTCGTAAGAACGGACACACTCGTATTTAAGGATACGCTTAAGGTTCCTATACCAATAGAACAAAAGACCTATAAGACGGAAGACTATAAAGCGGTAATAGAAGGATATAAGCCTAACCTCCTTAGTATAGATTTATATAAAAAGGAGACATTAATTAGAGATACGGTAAAAATAAATAACACAATAACTAAATTAAAGCCTCCGCGTTGGGTTATTTCGGTAGGCCCCGGAATTGGTTACGGCCCTAAAGGTGTAGAGCCCTATATAGGAATTAACGCGGGGTTCGTTATATGGTGCAAATAAGAAAAGCGGGTTAATCCCCGCTTTTTTCGTCTTCTCCTTCTTTCTCCGTTTCCCGTTTTATGATCTCGGCAAAAGCCTTTAGCAAGTCTCCGCGATTTTCCAATACCGATAGAATCGCTTGTATATCTTTGTTTGCACGCCTTCGTGCTTTTTCGTCCCACTTTTCCCGAACGCTTAGCCACTCGATAACGACTAAGTACAGAGCCCCTCCAAAAGTAACGAAAGGTAAAGGGTAACTCTCCAAAACCGATAAAAGGAGGTCTATAAGTGTAGACACCAACAACAAGCTATAATAATCTTTAAACTTACTAACGGTGCGGCGTAACCCGTAAGACGTCCGAGCCTCTCCCGCGGCTTTAGCCTTCATAACCCCGGTAATAAGGTCTATTATTATAGCACAAAGAACAACCACGTAGGGGACAACTAAAATAGCGGCTTCTTTTTGTAGAGCTTCAAAATCCCCGCCCATGTATTTAGATATAAATAATAACATAATTACCTCTTCTTAAAAAATATACCTCCGTCGAACTTGCTATTACCTTTTGAGCCGTTACAGCCGCAACCCGTATTACAATAATCTTTATCCGGGTTCCAAAGTGGGTAATTATCTTTACACTTGCATAAGTATTTAATAGTTAGGTTAAGGAGCGTTTCCGCGTCGTTGCGGACTCTTCGAGACAACCAAGCTAAGTCGTCGGTAGTTAGGGCCTTGCTATTTTCGCTCTCCCTTATCGTTATACCCTTGTTTACGATTGTAGCCCAATGAAACGGTAAACCTTGGTATACGGTAAAATGAGATAACGCGGGAGCTATCTTAAGGATTAGGGCACTATTGAGAGGAGTAAGGCTATTGTCTTTTACTTGTAGTTTTAACTCGTCTAGTAGCTCCTCCCCAAGTATAGGCTCTATATAAATAGCTTGAACGATACCGATATAGGGTACAAACTCTTTTATAACCGTATCGTCTGTAATAGGGCTATAATCTTTTAGAAGTTCCTCCGAGATAATTAATACGTCCATTATACTAAGATTTATTTACGTTAGTGTTTCCTTCGTCCTTAGTAGTTTCCGATTCGCGGATTTTATCTACTACCGCTAACTCCTCTATAATTAAAGGGTTTAGTCCGTTTATACGAGTAAACTTGTTTAGGTGGTCTAATATCTTTCTCCGTAATTGGGATATAACGGAATAGTTATAAAGGATATAGGCGCTTACTATCTCCCCGGCGTTTCCGCTAAGGTTCCCGCTACCACTAACCCCCGCTAATGTTGGGGAGCTTAAACGGTGTGCGCTTATAATCTTTTGGAAAATAATACCCTCTATGTTATTGTATAAGTCCGCGTTCTTAGATGCGTCGAAAGCGGTAATTTTCGGTAGTACGTTTTGGTTCTCCCCCCAAATAACGAGGATATTATTAGAGTTATCCGGGCCTCCGTAATTACTTTCTACCTCTTTTTGGAAGTTCTTTTTATCCTCCTCCGTTGGGTTACTAGGCATACAAATAATGGTAGAAGGGGTAAACCCGTTATTAATCGAGTTGTTATAAAAACGAGCTAGAGAGCCGTCCGCGGTTAGATAATGTATAGCGGAATAATAGGACGGTATAGGGTACAATCTAAGTCCCGGTTTATAGTCTGCATAGTAGTACATATACGCCGTACCCTCGGTAGCTTCTTTTTCCCCTTTCCACGCTTCGACCTTAACGGGTTTATCTTTTCCCGTTGTTTTTTTCCAATCGTAACTAACATAATACTCGTTTACGTTTCCCTCTTCGTCCGGGAGACCTATACGCACCATGCTAAAATCTTGATGAAATATAGAGAAGGTTTTAGAGTCCTTGTTTTTTATCACTTGAAAAGCGAACCCTCCAAACATTGTATAGTCTTTTGCTATTTTCTCTATAACCTCGTCCCATGTTTCGGAGTCGTTCGGGGCACTTACATAGCTCCCGGAACCGTCTAGGGTGTCTCTTACCCCTTTACCGCCAATAAAAGTAACCTTACTTTCTAGTATTGCGTTATTTACGGCACTATCCCCGTTTAGTTCTATTATCTTTTGAGGAAACAAGTTACCTTTATCGTAGTCTACCCAACCACGGTTATTTTTTTGTATCTGCGGATACTTTACTTTTTCACTCGATAGGCTTATACGAGTAACCGTAACTTTTGGTTTATCGCTTTTCTTATCCATAAGGTTTAATTCGTTTATATATTATAGATAAATCCCGCTATATTATCTATAATATATGAAGCGGATAGAAATAAATACGGATGTTATTAACGTCCCCGAAAGTTGGGACGATATAACACTAGGTTTTTACGAAACTTGGTTTTACAAGGCTCCAAAAGACCGTAAGGAGCAAATAGAGTTAGTAGCGGAAATATGTAAAATAGACCCGGCTAAACTTTTAGATTATCCCGTAGACGTGTGTAATATTATATTAGATACGTTAAGGTTCGTATTTACCGAAACCGCTACTCCCCCTAGTCCTTTTATTGAAATAGAAGGTGTTAAATACACTATACCGATAGCCGAAACTCTTACTACGGGAGCTTGGATAGATGCGGAAGAGGTACAAAAGGAAAAAGTAAATGTTCTTTCCAATATCCTAGCTATAACTTGTTTGCAAGACGGAGAAATCTACGATACGCTTAAGACGGAGGAACGACGTAAGGTGTTCGCAGAGCTAAAAGTTAGCGAGGTATTACCCTTATTAGGTTTTTTTTTGCACTACAAGAACGCGTTAGAGAAGCGTTTAGCGATGTTTTCGAGAGTAGCGGAAGCGGCCAACCTATATGTAAACAGTATCGTGAATTTTCCAAACGTTGGGGGTGGTACAAGATTATCGCGGACTTGGCGGAAGGTGCATTTTTACGTATGGACGAAGTATTTAAAAAACCGATTACGGAAGTACTTACGTTTCTTAGGTACGAAACCGACCGAAAACAGTCAGAAAGGGCACAAAGGGAATTTGAAAAACAAATAAAAGCTAATTAAATGGTAGTAGATGTTTTATACGAACTAGCTAAACAGCACTTAAGTATTAAGTCGTTTGTTTATGATTCCATAAATGAGATAGGGAACGGGTCGGAGCTTTACCCTTTATTTTGGTTGGAAGACCCTATACTGCTAAATAGCTCCTCCGCTAATATTATTAGGGTGGACTTTAATTTTAGTATTACGGAAGTTCCTACAAACAACTCCGGGGTAAAAGCAGTACAAGACCGTTGTTTTGCTACGGGTCTATCTATTATAGAGAAACTAAGAGGGCTTAAGGATATGACGAGTATATCCGTTGTAGACTTTAGCGCGGTTAGCCTCCGAAGGTATTACGATAACAACGCCGCCGGGTATCGTTTTTCGGTAACAGTAAACCGGGTTAATCCTCAAAACCTTTGTAAACTTAACGAAGAGTTCGACCCTAGTAAGGAGTTTCCTAAAATGGATAACTTACCAAAATTCGACACCGATAATAAAAACGGGTGTGCTATATTTTCCGACAAACCGGGGCTACCTAAATTCGACTTGAGCAAATGAGAAACGAAGGACTAGAAAAGGTTATATCTAAAATAGCGGAGGAGGTCGTTACACTAGCTACCCTAATATTGGAGGACGACAGTATATCGACAAACACCAAAGTAAATAAAAACACTTTGAGGGAGAGCGCTCTACGGTATAACATAGATACTAGTACGGGTATATTTTCGGGGGGAGACACGGTAATAAAAGCCTTGTTTAACCATTATGTAACCTTTATAGAATGGGACAGACCGCCGAAATATGGTAAGCAACCGCCTATAAGCGCCTTAAAAGATTGGGCGGAAAAGAACGGAATACCTAGCGATAATAATACGCTTTGGGCTATATCTACCGCTATATGGAGAGACGGACATACGGGACGTCCGATATTTGCAACCTTGGAGAAAGAAGTAGATAAAATGTTTAACGAGGATTGGGCGGAAGAAATATTTAATAGTGTAGTAGAAAAACTAGATACTTATTTTAAATAGTATGGGATACGTTTCTAAAAACATAGCCGTTATTACGGAACCTAATAAAGTTAGTTTAGCAACTAACCCGAACTTTGTTGTTTTCGAGTCTAAACCAAGGGTACGGGTTTTCCTAGAAGCTAACCTTACCGTAAATGTAGCACCGGGACAAGTTAGTATGTCCGAGATAATTATAACCGACTCGGAAGGAGGTACGCACTCTTTTAAAGGAACTACCGACCTAACTAAAGTTAGCAGTAATATATTTTACGTGTCTCAAAATAAAGACGAAACAACCGAAAATATAAAAAATGCTTTATTATCCGATAGGTGGATTAACTCTAACTTCGATATAAAAATACCTTTCGACTTTTACCAAAACAACGTAATAAACGGGACTTATATAAATATTAAAAGTAAAGGGACGGGAAGACCCTACAATATTACGATAGCCCTAAATACGGAAGTCTATACCCTAGCTTGGGTAAATGCGGTATCAAAGAATAACGATAGTATTACGGGGGAGGAAGTTAGCACGGAGATAGAGCTAGACGTTTTCGAGGAAACGGGGATATTCTTAGGGAGTGAAGACCGCCCCCTAAACACCTCTATGCTTGGGACACCCTTTACCTCTATACAAAAAACTTACCAAGGTGACCCTCTTTGGTTTGAACTCAACGCGTTACTATCTAAAAAAGTAACGTATAATGTTCCCACTTCGTTAGGATGGTTTAATACGGGTACAATTTCGGACTATAGATTCATAGCTAAGATAAAGGGTAAAAACTCTTTCCTGTTCTATTATTCTAACGCTTTGTATGTACTTAACGGTTACGGGTATTCGTTAGAACCCGTAGACCTTACACCCTACATATTCAATAACAAAGGAAAAATAAAACTCCTAACAAACAAGCCCTACGGTAAATACATAAAAGGACAAAAAGAGTTTTTTAACTTCATATTTGCAGACGAAAACCGGGGAGTAAGTTTAGGTAGTGCGGAGTATAAGATAGGGGTATCTTATAAACTCTTTACATTTGGAGGAGAGTATATAACTACGGTTTACGACTACGAGGTAGCGCGGACAAGTCTAGGGATAGTTAATACTTGCGTTATAGACCTAACGGCGGTTTTAAACGCATACCCGAACACGGGTAAGGCCGAGATAGTTTTAACTCGCAACCGTGCCGAAATTTCCGAAAGCATAGAGTTAGAAATAGTCCCGGAATGCTTACACCGTTTAAACGCTTTTATATTCTTGAATAAATTAGGGGGTTGGGATAGCTTTAACGTAGATACGGAAACAGAAAAAGACAGTAAACAAACATCTAGCACCTACAACAAAACCCTAACGCCGGGGCGTCGTGTAGGAGATAGTCGGGAAACGGTTTACAGCGTAGAACTAGATATTACACACTCTTTAGAAACCGACCTACTCGATACCGCTACACGTACTTGGTTACAAGAACTTTTAGCCTCTTCGGTTATATTCGACGGAGACGGTAACTATATAATCTTGGAGGATTCTAAGCTACCTATCTCGTTGGGAATGGATACACTAAGTTTAAAGTATAGACTTTCGGATAAATACAATGGATAATATAGAATTATATATAAACGGTAATCTTTGCGACACGGGTAAGAGCTTCGGGGTTAGATTAAAACGCCAATTAATTAACCCTTCGGAATTAAATACTAAAGATTCGCAAATGAGTTACGGGGTAACTCTCCCCCCAACCCGTACAAATGATAGAATATTTAGCTACTCCTCCGTGGAGGAAACAAAAGGAAAGTTTAACCGGGATTATTCCGCGGAACTTATAATAAATTCCTATAAGATTTTTAACGGAAAATTTAGGTTATCGGAAATAAACGGCGACGGTTATAAAGGTAATTTAGTAGTACCCGTAGCCAAAACGGTAAAGGACGTTTTCGGGGATTCCAAACTAACCGATAATTCGCCCTTAGAAATAGAGTTTAAAGACTTTACGGAGTATATTAACTATTGGAACGATAGAGCTAAGAACGGGGACACTCCGCCTTGTATTTTTCCTTATGTACTTTACGGGTTACTACCTAAAACGTCTAGCAGTTCCGACGGTAATACTTTTACCGCTCGCGACCTTTGGGATAGCTCGGTAATTGTCGGTATGCAAGATTTACCCCCGTCTATAAACGTATTAAACGTTTTAAAGCACATTTTCGAGAGTCGGGGCTACACTTTAACGGGTACGGCCTTCGACGACATACGCCTTAACTCTTTGTATGTTAGCTATAAGAACGAAACAGATTACGTACAACCGTGGAACTATGGTAGGCAAGCCTTTATTAAGCTATCGGGAAATTGGAAAAATATAGATTGGGGTAAAGAAAACAGCGACCCCAACAAATTCGAAAGAAATTGCCACCAAAGTTCGTTAGACGGCTTATCTTATTATACGGGAGATTTATTTATATCAACACGTTCTAGCATAACAGTGAGAGAAGATAAGGGGGCAAACGTGTTATTAACGGAGTCTAAGGATGTTAATAACACCGTTTGGACTAATTGTCAAGTTATGATACCCGTTTCGGGTTACTATAAAATAAGACTAAAGGGAAACCTCAATATAGACGGTCGAGAAAATTGGAGAACAACCGACCCGGAGACGGGTATACAATTTGTGGGGGGAGATACTAGCGGAGACGGTCGTATAAACCGAATCCCTAACAGGCGCTATGAATTAAAGTTACTACGGGATTTTGGGGCAGGAGACTTCGGGCTATCCAACGCCCGTATAAATAGACGCTATTACTTGGATAACCTTAACCAAAATAATGTATTTGACGAAAACAACACCCCTAAATACTTTCCTAAGTTACTATACACCCAAAGCGGGAAAGAACGCGAAATATTAATTATAGACCCCGCCGAAAACCCTAATATAATAACGGGGCTATGTTGGGGAGACAGAGGAGGACAAAACGATTATAACCCTAAAGTGTTAGACTCGTATAACAATCGTTCGGACAACCGACACGGAACAATATTAGCCGCTAAAACGGGTTTTTCTTGGGACGTAAAAGTAAATTCGGGTACACCCGCTAAGGTAGCCTTAAATAATCCGGGTTATACGAAGTGGGGCCGTTTGGGTGTGTTTGAGGACGACACCGAAAACCCCAACATAGATATAGATTATTCCGACGGGGTACAATTAGAAAACAAGGTACTCGACAATAACGGGAATGTATCCAACGCTCCCGAAGGTGTTACCTCCCTTGTATTGTATCGTTTCGGGTTAAACCGTTCGAAATCCTATAATATCTCCGTTCCCGTCGATTCGGGGTATACAGGTAAAGTCTTCCTACACAGAACTAACGAAACGGGAGCCTATGACCGGGTATTCGAATTTAACGAAAGCGGTAAAATTTCCTTTACTACCGACTCTATACTAGGTAGGGGGTATTTTCTTACGCTATACTTGCAATACCAAGGCGGGGATATTAGCTACGATGTATCGGACGCGTTAGTAATTAACCAAGTGTTTAACCCGGAAGAGGACGTTATAGACTGGGAGGATACTAACAAATTTAGAATGAATGTAAACAACTCCCCGGAAAATTACGCCCGCTTAGGTTGGAGGAACGGCCAACAAGCCGACCCATATTGGAACGCGGAAGGCGAAGTAAACATTATCGTTTGGCTCGAACACGGAGAGCTACTAACCTTAGCGGCTTCCTCCGACGAGGGCAAATATAGACGAAACGGAACAAGGGGGCGTTATGGTTGGACTAATCAAGAAATAGATTTTGAACTAGATATATCTCCGTTCCGTATAGACGAGGATTGGATTAAAGTAAACTCGTCCGGGAACGGAACTAAAACTATGAATTGGGAAGACCCTATAAACTTCCAAACGGACGAGATAGACCTTGTTAAGTTTTTACCTAACGATGTTCGTACGGACGAGTTTATAGATAATTTTTGTAAAGTGTTTAACCTTAAGTTATCGCAAACGGGTACTACCGAGTTCGCTTTAGACGTTAAGCAAACTAAGAAGGCCCAACAAAATAATTTTATAGATATAGACGTTTTAGCCTCCGTAAGGGATAAAGCTAACCAACCTTTAGGTTTACCTTCCGCCTATTCGATTGGTTTTACCGTTGATACAGACGAGGAGGGATATACTAAAACCGAAGACAACGGAGGAGGCGTATTTTATACGGGGGCTATAGAAGGGGGCGTTACCGAACAAAAAAGTAATTTCTCTTTTAATTGGTTTAAAGGTATTCGGAAACAAGAAACTAATAAAACCATAGTAATAGAATTACCCGTAATATCGAAGGCGGAAGTATGGACTACCGAAATGACTTACCCGGAGGCTATGAGTAAACGATACACTAATTTAACACAAAGATTTTGGTATTTTGACGGGCTACTTAACGATTTGGGCGTAACGTTTCATTTTGGAAAAAATAACGACGGGAATATTTTACAACTAGCAAAAGTAACAAACATATTACCCGGATTAAATGCCTTGTCCTATAAAGACGAAAATAATACTATCCTAAATAATTATTTTTCTTTGCTTACAGATGCTAACTCGCATTACACACTTATAGAGTGCTACCTACGACCCGAACAATACGAGGAGATAGGGAATGGCGCTAAGGTTCGATTTAACGGAGACCTCTATTACGTGGCAGACGTAGACGGTTACGACCCTCTTAATAAAAATATGTGTACTCTCAAACTGATAAGGCTTATATAGATAGCTTTTAGCCTTCGATTATCTATACTCTATAAGAGTTTTTAGATATGGCTAACGGAAAGCGCGAATTTGAGATTAAAATAAATGGTATTACCGAGAGTATAGACGGTGCTACTAAATTGGTGGATGTTCTTAATCAGATTGAGAACAAGGAAAAAACCGTTACAGTCGAAACCGAGAAGGGTAATAAAGCTCGCAAAGAAAAAAAACAAGCACTTACCGACGAGGAAAAAGCCCAAAAGAAGTTAGAGGAAATACGCAGAAAAGCCGAATTAGCAGAGGGCGACCTCAATAAACAAATTATAGCGGCTAATAGAGAACTCCGAGAAAGAACGAGAGCCGCTACGTTGGGCGTTCAGGTACAAAACACGTCGGTAAACTCTATCGAAGGGATGCGGGCGCAATTAAACTTACTCCGTAATGAGTGGACTAAAACGGACGTAGGTAGCGAACGTTTCGCCGAACTTACCGAAGAGGTCGCAAACCTTACCGCAAAACTCAAAGAGGCCGAAGCCGCTACCGGGGATTTTCGTAGGAACGTGGGTAACTATGAAAGTGCCCTTAATGGATTAGAGGGAGGTATAGGAGGGTTAGAGGAGAGACTTAACGGGCTTAGTTCCTCTATGGAAAATTCGGCGAACATAGGGAACGGTCTAGCTAATACGTTTATGTTGGGTGCGGGGGTTATAGGTTTATTTGGTTCCCAATCCGAGGACACGGCTAAAGCTATGGAAAACGTACAAAAGATATTAGGTCTACTCTCTATAGCCCAATCTCTTAATAACGGTCTTATAAAATCCGGGACACTCCTTAAAATAAAAGACGCTTTAGCGGAGAAAGCCCGCGCCGTTCAAACCGCACTTTCTACCGTTGCTACAAACGCGTCTAGCGTATCTCTAAAATTATTCTCTAAGGCCTTAATCGCTACGGGTGTAGGTGCGTTTATCGTTCTACTAGGAACCCTAGTAGCATATTTCGACGATATAAAAAAGGTGGTTCTCGACACCTTCCCCGCATTAAAAGACTTCGGAGAGTACCTAGATAAGTTTAAAGCTATAGCCGCGGGGGTTGGTAACGCCCTTATAACTTATATTCTTACTCCGTTTCGGGTTATCGGTGCGGTAGTAAAAAAAGTTATGGAGGGAGATATTAAGGGGGCCTTCGTGGATGGATTCGAGGAAGTTAAGAAAGGGTTTAATGTTGTAGAGAACTACCAAAAAGGGTTTGAGGAACAAACTATTAAAAACCAAGAAAACGCGGTTAAAGAACGAGCTAAAATACGGGCGGAAGAGTTAGGCAACCAAATTAAGGATAACGAAGCTAAAGCGGGCTCGGATTGGAAATACTCGGAGGAGGGCAAAAAAGCCTATGCGGATTTATTCGCGGCTAAACGGATTATGTACGCCGGGGATATTGAAGCTATGCGGGAATTACAACGCGAAGAGTGGAAGCACCTAGCGGATATACAAAAACACACCGACGAGGAGGTAAAGAAACGACGAGAAGCGGGACAACGGGTAGCGGATGCAAGAAAGCAAGCCCTAGACTCGTATAAAAAAGCTCTCGAAAGTTTCCAATCCGAAACGCATAAGTTAGAACTAGCTAACGAGCAAAAACGAATAGACCTAGCTAAAGATACGGCGGATAAATTAGTAGCGACGACTAAGGACGAGCTAGCTCTACGTAATTTAGCAATAGAGGATAGTTACGGTAGGCAAAGCGTTATAAATAAGAAGTTAGCCGAAGACGAAATTAAAGCCGTAGAAAAGACATACGAGGAGTTAATAGCTTCGGCTAAAAAAGCGGGACAAGATACCATAACCCTAGAAGCAGAAAAACAAGAACGGTTAAAACAATTAAGGGAAAGCGCCGCAATTACAGAACTTACCCTTAATACTGAAAAGGACGAAAAAATAAAAGCCTCGAATAAAAAATTTAAGGAGGAAGAGGAAAAACGACAAAAGGATTTACTCGACATACAAAAACGTTGGGCGGACTTAAGCCTTAAGGAAGTCGAGAACCAATACCGAGATATACAAGACCTATGCGAAAAGCTATTAGTCCGGGAACAAAACGGGATGCAATTAATAGATATTGACGCTACCCGTAAAAACTTGGAGGAGACGGATAAGGCTCTTAACGACTATATAGGTAAGTTACAAACAGCTAAAACGAAACTTAAAGCCGTTCACGAAGAGAACCTTAAAACTCTTAAGAAAGGAACCCCGGAATACGAGGAGGAGCTTAACCGTTACGCGGATGCGGAATACTCCCTTAACAAGAAAATCGAAAAAGCTAACAAAGATAAAGCGGATAACGCTAAACAGACCGCTAACCTTGTCCTTAGTTATTGGCAAGATATGTTTACTAAAATTTCGGAAATAGCTAGCGGGGCTATGGACGGCGTAAACGTAATATTTGACGCTATTAACTCCGTATACCAATCGCAGTTAGACGAGCTTAACGAGAAATACGACGAAATATCGGAACGATACGACGAAGTAGAGAAAAAGCGCGAGGAGTCCGCCGAAAGGATAAAAGACTTTGAACAACAAATACAAGAAGCCCAAGGAGGAACCGCCTTAGCGTTGAGAGAACAACTAGCCCGCGAAATGCAAGCTAAAGCGGAATTAGACCAAGAAGAGAAACGACTAGCCAAAGAAAAAGAGAAAAGGGAGGCCGAAATAGCTAAGAAAGAAAAACAAATGAAAAAGGCCCAACTCGTACAAGATATTGCGGGAGCCGCCGCTAACATAGCATTCGGTGTAACAAAAGCGTTAGGTCTTATTTTCCCTCTAAATACTATTGTAGCCGCCTTAGTCGCGGCTTCCGGGGCGGTACAAATTGGAGTAATGACTAGACAGCTCGCAAAAATGGAAGACGGGGGACTATTAGCCGGCCCTTCTCATGCTAGCGGAGGTATGCGTATCCAAGGAACCAATATAGAGGTAGAAGGCGGAGAGTATGTAGTAAATAAGCGGAGTACCTCTAAAAACCAACAACTAATAGAATATATAAATAATTCTACCGAAACGGTTACGGCTATAGATATAGCGAATTTACAAGGATTACCTATAGGAAATTACAGTAATACCCCGGACGTACAAGTACGGGATACGTATACTACGGAGGATAAAATACTAGAAGCTATAGAGGGTATAAACTTTAGACCCGTAGTGTCTGTAAAGGATATTAACGACGTTCAAAACAACATAGTAGACGTTACCGATATAGCGGGTATAGACTAGAATTATCTATATTATAAATAGATAAAATTATGAGTAAGAAATTACCAATATTTGCGTGTGAAATTGACGAAAAAGACGATACGGGTATATCCGCTATCTCTTTTGTCGATTTTCCCGCGGTAGAAGTCGATTTTGTAGCCTTATCCAATCAAAAGAGAAAGCATAAGCTACACTTGAACGAGGATAAGCAGATTTTAACGGGTGTAGTTCTCCAACCGGGACAACTCATATACAGGGAAGACGATAACAACGGAGAGTATTATATTACGTTCTCCGCGGAAACGATAGAAAAGATAGCCCGTAAAATGATGCGGACGGGAATAGCCCTACAAAACACTACGCACCAACACGAAAGAGGACTTACCGGGAATTACCTTTCCGAGATATGGATGGTTGAGAACCCCGACTTAGATAAATCCAAGGCTTTAGGCTTTGCGGGTCTTGCTAAGGGTACGTTAATGTGCAGTTATAGAGTTACCGATACAAACTATTGGAAAAGTGAAGTAAAAACGGGAAATGTTAAAGGGTTCTCGTTGGAAGGATTTTTTTACCAAAATAGAATTAATATTAATATGAATATGAATAAGAAAACTAAATCAAATTTAGGCAAAAAAGAAACGCCTAAAAAGCAAGGTAAATTAGCGGCTTTTCTCCATTCTATAGGAGTCTTGTTAGAAGACGATAGCGCGGAGACAGTAGCGGAAGCCGAAGCAGTAGCGGAAGTAGCCCAAGAAGACGAAACCGCAAGCGGTACACCTCTATTAGCTTTTGAGCTAGCAGATGGTAATATTATCGAAGTGGATGGGGACGGATTCGCTACCATGAACGGGGAACAAGCT